CCATGCAACCCTTGCGTCCGCTAGTTGCGGCAAGTATTGAAACCCAGTGTCTCCTGGGAAAGCCGCCTGTTGATCCTCGTCACTGAACATCCGCCCCGGCGGGCGGGTATCTCGGATGTGTTCCGACTCGCAGTGCAGCACTACCCAATCCATCTCGCCGCCGCGCTGCACTTCCATCGTATCCATGTAGTCGCGGCGGAACTCGTGCGGCGTATCGACGAGCTGACCGTTCTCGTCGAGGAAGCCTTCGTAGCGGATGACGAGCCGCTCGAATATCTCCTGCTCGAGCGCCTCAGTGAGGATCGTGCTGTTGATCCCTGAGAGCTGGTAGGAGACGCGGTACGGTGAGAGCGCGTCGGACTCTTCGACTTGGCTCATCGAGGCAAGGGAGCCGGCACCGAGCCATGTGTTGCCGCCCCACGTATAGGAGCCAACACCGTTGTGCAGCCGCAGCGTACCGGAGTCGAATTGCAGCTCGACGAACGTAATCGGCCGAATGTGACGGGCAGCGATCGCCGTCGCATTGGCGCTGCTCAGTCCCCGGCTCACGGCGAAACATCCTCCACCGCCGTAAACTCAAGATCCGCAAACCCGCCCAGCCGATCCGTCCAGCCGTTGACGTTGCTCTCCATCATCATTCGGCACATGGGGTTGTGGATGATGACGGCTGCGTTGTCGGACGGAGAGATGCGTAGCGGCGGCTCGAACTCGAAGTAGCCAAGTCCTGCGGCATCGGAGTTGAGCGGAGACCGAGTGCGAACAAGCTGGCTCGTCGAGCCGGTGATGATCTCGGCGGGGTCGCCTTGGAGTAATAGGCCGTTCGTGCTCGCCGGCAAGCCTTTGAGGTACAGCGCGCCGCCGGTTTGTGCTATGCCGTCAGCATAGCCTGCACTCGTGGTCTGCATGCCGCGCGTTGGCACACCGGACAGCGCGCCACCGAGGCGCCATACGCGAATGCTGCTCGTGCCGTCGCCCGCGTAGTTCGTCACCCCGGAGCTAACCATCTCAATCGTCACGCGGGCGTTAGTGCTGGCCGGCGTGCGAACGACAACGGCGCAGTAATACCATCCACCGCCTGCCGCCGCGATGAAAGCCCTGCCGTTCGTGGCTGTGCCGGTAAGGCTCACGGTGCCGGCTGTTCCTGCCCCTAGATTGAACGTGCAGCCAGCGTAATTCCCGCCTGCGATATCGCCAGTGAACACCCTGACATCGCGCGTTCCGCTGCCACGCTGAAAGTATCCGAACGCACATATATCCGCGGCGGCGCTAGGTCGCGTGAACGACTGCGACAGAGAATGCACACTGGTGGCCGAGCTCTCGACCAAGGCATCAGCCGTGCTTGTTCCGTCCGGCGCAGCAGACGCGTCCGCGGTAACTGTTGTTTCGCTCTTGGTCCAAGCCGCGTTGTCGATCTGATCGCTGAACAGCGTCGAGTTCGGGCCGTTGTCGACGAGCGCACAACGGGCGAGGCTTGCATAGGAGCATTCGAGATAGTCGCCAGCCTTGATGCCACTGGTCGCGTTTATGACGGCCGGGAAGTTGGCGCCCGATGACGCGTTAACGTTGACCTTGACGATCGTTCCGAGCCCCCGCGCTGTGCTGTAATCCGAATTGCTCGGCGCGCCGGCATTGATGAACCGCCCGATCGAGATCCCAGCGGTACCGCGTCCATCGTGAAGGATCGAGCGCAGCGCATAAGGCGCGTACTGAACCATCGTGATCGACTGCGAGATGCTTTGCACCCCTGGAGTCGGGACAGTAAGCCGAGCAATCCCGTCGCTAACCGTGTGAGTCGTGCTATTCGCAGTCCACCCCGTCGTGCCGTTCTCGAACAGGTTGTTCGTGAACAGCTCCGTCGCCGGAAACGAACCGCGACGCGTCCAGCCGTACACCGGAACATAGAATCTCTGCGCAGCCCCGCGAGTCGATGAAATGAACGCCTGAAGCCGTGCGCGCTGATCCGCCGTAAGGTTCGCGTACCGCACCTGCACTGCCCAGTGAGCACCAGGACGCTCTAGCGTCGTCACTACAGCATTCAGAGGCGAGCGGTTGATCGCCGTGAGAGCACGAAGCTCCCACGACATCGACGCCTCTGGCCCTTGCGGAGCCAGATTCGGGAAGGCTATGACACTCATACCGTGGCGAAACGATTACGCCGGATCAGGTCGGCAATCTCGGCCTTCGTCCGCTGCCGATGATCATCGAGAATCTTCGGAAGACGCTGGACGAGGTCGGTTGTTGCGCCTCGCGCATCGATATGCGTATCGCCGATGTAGACCGATACGCCGCCGGGATAGCCAGCAGCGAAAGCACCGGGGCCGCCGCCCCACACGGGCTCCGGTCCCTTCTCGCCCGCGATGTACCACTTGCCAGGCTCGAGCGGCCCGCCCTGCGCCCGATTGCCGCCAAAGCCAAGGAACGAAAACACCTTGCCCAACGGGCCGGTTGCAGCCGATCCAATGACAGACAGGATTCCGCTGGCAGCAGCCTGCGCGATCATGCGCTTGATCATGTCCTTCCAATTCGTCTCGACACCGAGCATGGCCGCGGCCAGACTATCCTCTAGCGCATTGCCCATGGATTTACCCAGTCTCTCCCACTCGTCGCTCATCCTATTCAACGACTCCGATACGCGACGCAATGTTTCTTCTGAGATGGCCCCAACGGCGAAAAGCTCTTTCGCCTCGTTCAACTGATCAATCCGCCTCTCGCGATCTGTGCGCATCTCCTTCTCGAGCTCTTCTCCGCGTTTGCGCTGATCTATGAGCTCGCGCTGTGGCATTCGCTTGGCGGTGACTTCGATCGGCTTTAGCAACGATTCTGATACACGATGCAATGTTTCTTCTGAGATGGCCCCAGCAGCGAAAAGCTCTGTCGCTTCGTTCCACTGATCAATCCACTTCTCGAGGTCTGTGCGCATCGCCTTCTCGAGCCCTTCCCCGCGTTTGCGCTGATCCTCGAGCTCTTCTCCGCGTTTAAGCTGATCTATGAATGTGTCCAATTGCGGCCTCAGCCCCTGGCCTCGCGAGATATCGTTCGCCGTAGCTTTAGGGCTCGTCAGCACATCTAGCTGCTCTTGCTTGAGCTGCGCTATCTCTGCATCGAGATCAGCGATGATCTGCTGCGCTTGCTCTTGTGTGATTACGAACGTGCCGAACCGGGCCTTCACCTCGCCCATCGTTTCTCGCTGCAAACGCGAGCGTCCAAGATTGATGGACCCGCCGCGCGAGCGCTTCATGTTGGCCTCGATAGCGTTGCGCAGCGTTTGGCGTTCGGCGAGTCGCTTTTCGAGCACATCTGCTTCGGAACCAAAGCCTAAGGCGCCGCCGGCCATCTCGCCGGCGGCCTTGGCGAATTCCGTGGCGAAGTCCGTGATCTTCCCGGTCGCGTCAAATACCATGTTCGCGAGCTTCATGAACGCGTCGGCCAGGGTATGTATGGTCTCCGCATTCTCCAGAATCAGCGATTGGAATTGGACTCCGATGACGCGGCTCAGGACGTCGAACTGATCCTGAAGCTCCTCTGCTCTCGCGACGAGATCGTCCGACAGCACTATGCCGAGCTTGTGCGCTTCCTGCCGCATGTGCTCCAGCTCGCCGGTGCCGCCCTTCAGTGCCTGCGCGAGCTTCGGCCCTATGCGGTCGCCGAAGAGCTCCGCCGCCTCGCTTGCGCGCACCGCATCGTTCTCTATCTTCCCTAGCGCCTCGAGCGAGGAATCGAGGATTTCTTCTGTGGACCGCATCTTCCCGCTGGCGTCGGTGAGCGAGACGCCAAGCGCCGCAAAGGTCTCGGCGTACTCCTTGTTCCCGAGCGCGGCGTCGCCGATGCGAGTGACAAACCGCTGCAGCGCATTGTCGACGAGATCATCGGTCACATCGGCTATCTGCCCGAACGCGAATCGCAGCTCCTGCAACGACTCGGCGCTGACGCCGGCCGTCTTCGCCGCCTTCGCGAGACCGTCGACTTCCTGTACGACGGAACGCACCTTGTTCGCGAGAAGTCCTAGCGCCGCGCCGCCCGCGAGCATCCTGAAGCCAGCGCCGACCATGCTGACTTGCTTCTGCAGGCCTGCGAGACTGCGATTCATCAAGGCCGTGCCGCGCGAGAGCTCGGCATTCGCCCTGCCGACGTCGGCGCGCAGCATCGCGACATTGAGCCCGATGTCGGCGATCAATCCGCCTACATTCGTCGTCACAGCATGCTCCGTCCCATGGCGCGTAACAGACGGCGCGTATACCGCCACTTACCGACGCGGCGCGCAGCGCGCTCGATCTCGCGGCCGAGCTGATGTCCCATGGCACGCAGCGCCTCTTCGGCTTTGTTGTTGAGCGCAGCACGCATGAACGACTGCGGCCCCCTCTTCGACCAGCCGAACTCGATCAGGTGACCGTAGAAGCGGGCTGCGCCTCTGATTCCGACGACGACGGCGCCGCGAATGCGGTGGGAGCGCTTGTTGTGCTTGTAGGTGCGCGAGACGACGATGCTATTGCGTAGCGTACCGGTGTCGACGGGCGCAAGGACTTGCGCTTCTTCTTGGATCACAAGCGCACCGGCAATCGCGGCCCTGGTCAGCGCGTGCTCCTGCATCGCCTCAGGCAGCTTGCGCAGCGCGGTTTGCACCTCCGATAGCCCGCGCATCTGGAACATCTTCCCGGCCACTACCCTCTTCTCCTCGCTCGCAGCCGCGACCTCGCGTCGATGACGCCCTGCTGCACCCTCGACTTGAGCTCCTCGCGGCGGCGCCGCTCCTCTCGCTCCTCGCGCTCGAGCTCGGACACCGCGGCCCACTCGGCTACCTCGTCCATGGTGATCCGGTCGGCGAGTTCAGCGACGGTCATCCCGCCGAGCTCGCGCGCGAGGTCGAAGAGAAACCGGCGCAGCGTGCCGCGAGCTAGTCTTTTTTTGCGTCTGGCGGGTTGTGCGCCTTCCAGACCGCGTTCTGCAGGCGTCTGTAATCGGGCGTCTCGAGCTCCTCGATCTGCTCTGGAGCGAAGGCTGGCGACCCATCCTCCAGCACAGCGCATGCCGCCATGATGTGGCGCGTGAGCTCCCGCGGCTTTTCGTACTTCTCCTCGAGGTCGAGCAATACCCGTGCCTTGAGCGGCCGGACGATGATCTTCTTCCCGCCGATCTCGATCACGACGTCGCCCTCGTCAGCGTGCCGTTGCCCTGGAACGTCACGGGCGCTACGTGCGTTCCGCCGACGCCGCCGCCGACAGGCTGGTACGATTCGAGGATCGCATTGCCCGTGAAGTTCGGGTTCGTCGCACTCACCGCGCCCGCGTCGGCCCGGATGATGATGGCGACCGAGGTGCCGACGATCGGGAACAGCGTCGCATCGACGCTCGCGGCCGCGTAATCTTGGTTGAACTCGACCTCGAATGACCAGTCCTTGAGCCCGCCGAGCCGTGCGCGCGACGAATCGCCCATGGCCGTGATGTCCTGGAGCTCCGCTGCGTAACGCAGCGTGATCGACCGTACGTGATCCGAGAGATTGACGCCGTTAACCGTGAGATGGGCGTTTGTGAGAACTTGCTCAGCCATGTTCGTGCCTCATTGGATGCCAAGGGATGCCGCAAGAGTGATGGTGCCGGCGCTATTTTCAGTAAACCTGAAGCGCCACCAATCGTCCGTGATCGCGCCAGCGACCGACGTGAAGAGATCGCCGACCGCGGTCTGGTTTGCGAACGTCGCGCGCGTGGTCGCGGTCGTGAACCCCGAGTTGTCGTCCGACTCGAGGATAATTGTCCAGTCCCCGCTGATCGCCGTGATGTGGATCCCGGCGTAGATCCGCTGCGTGGACAGCACGGCGCCGAGCTGCCTTCCCGTTCCGTTGCCCGTCACAACGAACGAGCCGTTCTCCATCAGCGTGCCGCGGATGAGCGCGTCGGCATATGCGCTCGCGTTGAGCGAGAAGCCAGCAACGGCGCCGACGGCACCGGCGATCGGCGAGTACTCGCCTACCACCGCGCGGAAGAAAAGGCTCCGATCGCCGAGGTTTACGCCCGGCGTGACCGTGATCAGCGAATCGGCGACGCCGAGCGAAGTGTAGAGCGTGAGATCCGGCTCCGCGGCGGCGAAGTAGCCGGCGGCCGAGAGCGCCACGTCCTTGAGCCCGCCGATACGGCTGCGCGCCGTGTCATCGAGCGCCGTCGTATCCTGTACCTCGCTCGAGACGACAAGCGCCATCTCGTTGATCTGTGCGGTGAGATTCGCCGGGCCGCAGAACAGCAGGCCGTTCGATAAGACGTGTTCAGCCATGGGCTATGCCTCGCGCCAAGAGATCTCGTAATCGTTGCTGCGGCGGAAAAGCTGGGTATCGGCCTCGTAGAGCTCGCGGCGGTCGACATGCAGCGAGTCGACGATCTCGACGCCGGCGGTCGAGCCGCGCCAGCGGCTGAGTGCCGCGTACACCGCATCGTCGAGCTCAACCATCGATGCGTAGCTGTCGGCCCAGACGTCGATCTGATAGCGGTCCGTCACGAGCGCCGGCGTCGAGCCCATCGCATGCGGCCTCTGTACCATCGAGATCAGGTGATAGGTGATGTACGGGCGCGTCAGCGGATCGACGGGCGTATACGGCTTGATTCGCGTGGCAGCGAGCGCCGAGACCGCAGCATTCCCCGAGAGCCGCGAGTAGATCGCCTGCCCGACGTCAGCCATTGCTCGCCGTCCCGGGGCCCACGATGCGCGCTACCTGGATCAGCAGGCCCTCGCGTCGCCCGATCTCGGTCGGCTGCCCGATCACGCGATAGGCGTTGCTCTCGAACACGACCTCGTCGAGCGCATCGAGATCTGTGCGGTGGCGAATTTCAAATCCACCATCCGCGCTGTCGATGATCATCTGCGACGCCCAGCGCTCCGTGCCGTTCTTCGGGATCCACCTCGCCCACACGGTCGCGATGTCCGACCACGTGACGACGTCCTCACCGAAGCTATTCTTGGTCGTCGACTTTCCGCGCAGCGTGATGCGGCGGTCGAGTTGACCAGCTCTCATCGGTACGGATGGACTCGATACGGATCGAGCAACCACTGCGTCGCGAGCGGCATCACGTTCACGATGTTGCCCACGTTGACCGCCTCGCGGTGCTCATAGAGATGGCCGATCAGGAGGAGCATCGCCTGCTTGATCGGCTGCGGTACGGCCGCAGACGCGACGCCAGCGACGAATTCGACGGTGATCGCCGCTGGCACGTCACGAACGTCAGGCCAGATGACATCGTACGCCGGCTCGATCGCCGTCTCGCCCGTGTCCCGCTTGTACACCATGTATTGATCGGCCGCGAGCGGCAGCGTGTCGCCGTTCAGGTCCACATAGCTGATCGACGAGACCGACGCGACTGGCGGTCGTGGCAGCACGATCCGTGGAAAGCAGCTCCCGCCTTCCTCGACGTACGGCCAGCAGTAATCGATGGTGAGCCGCCACGTCTGCGTGACGAGCGCCCGGAGCGTGTAGTCCTCGGCAGCGCCGCGTGCCGCGACGATCAGAGCCATGATGAGCTCGTCTTCGACGTCGACGTCGACGCGCAGGTGCGCCTTCGCCTCTTCGAGCGTCAGCGGCTCGAACTGTGGATCGACGGTTCGGATCAGGCCCATCTATCTGCCCAGAAACGGCGAGGCGGCCGAAGCCGCCCCGCCTTGAGGTGCCGCACAGAAAGACGGCTACGCCGCGGCCTGGATGACCGGCTTCTGCTCGGCGTTGCCGAGGAGCGCCACGGCCGCGATGAGCCACGCGCCCGTGTTGTTCGCCGGCGTGATGGTCAAGCGGACGTACCGCTTGCTGCCGAGATAGCCGATCTTGCGGACCTCGTTGTCATCATCGAACTGGAAGCCGGCCTGCGCCTCGGGCGCCGTCGCGCTCGAGGCGTCCTGCTTCACCAGCTCGTCGTCCGCCACCGCCGCGGCGTCCGACAGGTCTGAGGCGTCACCGTGCTCGATGAGCACGGTGAACGTCGCGTCGGAGTCCGCGATGGCGCCCGTCAGGATCAGGAATGCCAGGCTGTCGTAGCCCTGCACGTCGATGATCTGAGAAACCCGCGCCGTGTTGTCCGCGGCGCCACTGACGGGGCTGATCGCCCGCTTCACCTGGAAGTTACTGATGTTGTCACGCATGTTCGTTTCCTCCGTTCGTTCCGATTCCCGACGCCTACGTGCCGAACCGGACGAACTTGATAGCCTCGAACTGCACGACCGCACCGCCCGTCCGCTTCGTCGTGTAGAACTTCACGTACGGCTTGTCGGTGTAGGGGTCGCGCAGCACGCGGATGCCGAGCCGGTCGACGATCTGGTAGCCGAGCTGGAAATTGCCGAGGGCCATTGAGAGCGACCCGCTGGCAAGGGTCGGCATGTCCTCCGCCATCACGATCGGGTAACCGATCAGCGTGGCGGGCTTGCCCGCAGCGAGGCCCGGCTGCCAGAGATAGTTGTTGTCGGAGCCCTTGAACTTGCGGACCAGCGTGATGACGCTGCGGCGCGTGACCCAGCTCGCGTTCTGCAAGTACCCCGGCTTGAACGCCCCCTCGAGCTCGAACAGCACATCGGCCGGATTCGTCGCCGCGAAAGCGCCGTTGACGCCCGTGTTGATGTGCTCGAGCGTGCCCCAGGGGCGCGAGGCGTCTGCGGTCGCGGCGGTGGAATAGCTCGTGAAGCCGCGCGGCTTCGCGATGCCGTCACCCGTCACGAACGCCGCACCTTCCAGGCGCGCGAAGCGGTCCGACACTTTGCCCGAGAGCCAGGACTCGATATCCACGGCCGAGTCGTCCAGCAGCTTCTGCGTAGCCTTCGGCTGCGCGTACATCTCGTGCGCCGGGATCTCGTACTTCCCGACCTGCGGGTTGTCGGTGTCCGTGCGCGCCGCAGTCTCTCCGACCCAGCCAGCGGCGGCCTCGTCCAGATCCTCCATGCCCTCGAGTCGATCCGAGCTGATGACCTGGACGTTCGCGATCTGGCGAATCGGCGAGAGATCGAACAGTCGCGTGACCATTCGGCCGCTCATGTCAGGCGTCACGAGATAGCCGCCGTCCGCGTCGACGCCGACCATCATGGCCTTGCGCTCGTCGTCCGTGAGGTGCTTCTCTCCCTTGCGGAAGAACGTGATCAGGCCCGACTTGTAGGCGCGGTACTGCTCGACCGACGCGTCGGCCGGCTGCGCGTCACCCCGCTCCCGGGCCAACGCCTTGATCTGCTGGTTGAACGCCGCGAGGTGCTTGACCTCCTCGTCGTTCTCGCCACCCCCGAAGCCCGGACGGTTGAGCTTCTTCTCGAGCTCATCCATGCGCTTCTGGTCGGCCTCCGCCTGAGCCTTCGCCTTGCGATCCAGCTCGTCCTTTTTGGCCTGCAGCTCGTCGAGCTTCTTCTGGATGCTGACGATCTTCTCCTCTTGCAGAGCGTCCTTGACGCCCTTGCGCAACTCGTCGAGTTGCTGCTTGTGCTCGGCCTTGAACGCCTCGAACGTTCGGCCGAGCTCGTCGATGACATGCTTCAGTTCTGCACTCACGTGCTTGCTCCTTACGATTTGAGAGTGGACATCAGCCGGCGGAGATCGCCGACCACATCGAGGCCCTCCGAATCGCTCGGACGTAGCCCTTTGATCCGTGACACGAAGGCCACGGCTTCCGCTCGCGAGAGGCCACAAGCATCACGCAGGTAGCGCTCCGCCTCGGCGAGCGTGGAAAGTTGCTCGATGGACTTGACCGCGCTCACGCGCGCCTTGGGGTTCGCCGGGAAAGTCACCAGCGACACCTCGAGGAGATCGACCTTCTTCAGGGTGCGCCGCGGCTCCTCCGGTTTCGTACCGAGCGAGTACTCCTTCGCCCGGTAGCCGATGGAGAGACCGTTGATCGCCGGCCGCGGCGTCATCTTGAGCAGCGTGTACGCCTCGCGGCCACGCGCAGTGTCGGCGAGCTTGCCCTCGACGCGCAGGCCGACATCGTCCTCCTCCATGTCGGTCCAGATGCCGATCGGCGTGAAGTCCTCCGACGTCACGCCCCAGCCGCCGTGCTGCAGCAGCATGGCCGGGAACTGCTTCGATTTCTTCGCCTCGCGGAGCGTCTCGCGGAATGCGCCCTTCTGGATGACGTCTCCGTAACTGTCGACGTTGCCGAACACGGCGCCGTAGCCGGAGAACGTCATCTCCTTCGTATCGCTGTCGGCAAACTTCAGCTCCAGCGCGCAAGCGAATCGCTCCATCTTTACGTCTCCTGCTCGGCATCAGTCGTCGTCGCGTCGCTGCTAGGCTCCGGCTCCGGCTCCTGGTCGCCGCCCATGTTCAAGGGCGTCAGCGGCTTATCGAACTCGGGATCGTCCACCGGATTCATGTCGAGTTTGGCGCGGGCCTCATTACGGCTCATGATCGGCCCGCCAGTCAGCTTGCTGAGATACTCGGCGGTGTCCGTCAGCGCGCCGCGGAGGAGCCCTTCCTCGATGAACTTCGCGTACAGACCGTTGCGCACGTCCTCATCGGTGAGCAGGTTCGCATCGATGTCCTGCTCGAGCCGCTCGTACCAGGGCGCGAGCGAGTGCACGACGTGCGCAAGGAACATCTGCTCGGCCGAAGCGTAGGTCGACGTCTTGTCGGAGTGTCCGACCATGATCGGCATGACGCGCATTGCCCGGCAGATCTCCTCGACTTGGTACTTGCGCTGCTCGAGCGTCTGCGCGTCGTGACCGGAGAGCGTCTGTTGGAGCCACTTCGCGCCTCGGTCGAGGACCATTGGCCGCCAGGCATTCGCCGCGCCCCCGTGCTCCTTCTCGATCCAGTCGCGGAGTTTCTTGTACTGCTCGTCGGTCAGCGTGCCATCGATCGAGTAGACGCCCCCGGTCTGCGCGCCGCGCGCGTAAAAACCGGCCTGCTGAGCCTCAATCGCCATCGAGAGCCCGATCGCCTCGCGCGCGAGCAGCACGGGCTCCAGGCCGAGCCAGCCTGACCACGAGGGCCCGCTGATGTGCCAGATCGCCTCCTGCGGGAACACCTGCTTCGCCCCAGACTCCGTCGCGCGCACCTCGTACGTTCGCGCCCAGGTACGCTCGTCTCGCTTGACGGTGACCTGCCCGGGCTCGAACGGAATCAGCTCGACGATCCGCCTGCGCACCCGGTTGATGAACGAGAAGTGATTGCCGCACAACACGAGGTGCAGCATCAGCGTCTCGCGATACTGGAAGCTCGTCTGCCAAGGATTCGGGCGACGGAACAGCAGCCAGTAGAGATGATGATCCTTCGCCGGCAGCCGCATCCGACCGTCCGCCGACTCTTTGAAGAGTTTGAGCGGGACCTGCGCGACACCATCGGCGAGGACGCGGGCGCACGCCAGCACCGTGGCGACCTGGAGTGCCGTCGTTGAGTTGACGCGCTGTCCCGCCTTCGTTTCCGGATAGCCGAAGATTTCGCGGAAGAGCTCAAGCGTGCCGTCGCCAGCCTTGCGACCGCTGCGCCGTCGAAACGGCCACCATGCCACCTACGCGACCTCCCAGAACGATAGCTCCTGCGGCTCGAGGTCCTCGCTCGCCGCGACCCCGATCGCCATCGCCAGTGCAACCATTCCGTCGATCCTTCCGCTTGACTTCGCTTTCACGAGCTTGCGATTCGCGGCGTCCTTCGAATTCACCACTGCGTTGGCCGCGCACATCGTCAGCACGGGGTGCCCGCCATGCCGGATCTTCCCGGCGACGAGCGCGGCCTCAAGCGTCCGAAGGGCCGGCGACATCGACTGCGTCCCTTGACCGAACTCCTCGAACCGCTTGAGTTCCTCCTCGGAGAAACCGGCCTTCACGAGCCACGGCTTGAAGTGCCGCCAGTTCCAGCGGTCGAATCCGACGCGCCGCACGTCGTAGCGGTCAAAGATTTCGCGCATGCGCTGCGCGACCCACTCGTACTCGATGGATCGCCCGGGCGTGACGTCGAGAAAGCCTTGGTCATGCCAGAGGTCGTACGGCACGCGATCCCGACGCGCACGCTCGCGCAGGCCCTCCTCGGGCAGCCAGAACTTCGACTTCACGTGCCATGCACCATCGACCGCCGACACCATCACGAGCGCCGTAAGGTCGGTCGTCTCGGACAGATCGAGACCGATGTACACGCCGCCCGTGTACTCGGCCACCGGCCCGCCGCACGCCTCCCACACAGCACGCGAGATGAACGGATTGTTCACCTCCACGCGCTGATTCAGGATCAGGTTCCGAAACTCCGCCTCGCGCGACGGCATGCGCTCGGCATCCGCCGCCATCGCCATGACTTCATCGGCGTTCTGGAAATCGCCGAACGCCGGATTCGCGAGCTTGATCGTCTTGAGGTCGAACTGCGGCAGTTCGGGAGGCGCCGTGTACAGGCTGCACACCACACGCTTGTCGTGGCCCTGCAGCGCATCGTCGATCAGGATCGAGAGCAGGTCGCCATCGGTCGGCGCCTGCGTCGAAATGATGACCGAGAGCGGACTCTCATGCGCACTCATCGCGGTCTCGAGCGCCTCGAAAAGCTCCGACCTAGGGCCTCTCACCTGCCCGAGCTCATCGTGCACGACGAAGACGGGCGAGAGACCATAGGCCGTCGAGGCCTCAGCCGACAACGCGCGATACAACGTCCCGAGCTCGGGACAATACAACTGCTTGGCCGTATCGCGAACGACGACGTAATCGACCAGTGTCGGCGACATGCGCACGATCTTCGCCGCGAGCCCGAACAAAATCGCCGCCTGCTCCCGCGACTGCGCCGCGCTGAAAAGCTGGCTGTTCGGCCGCGCCTTCGGCCCGCAAAGATGCACAAGCAGCAGGAAGGCAGCTGCCGCCGTCTTGCCGTTCTTCCGGCCGAAGCTCAAGATCGCCCGCCGCGTCCCGTGCGGGTTGTCATAGATTTTCTTGATCTCGCGCCGCTGCCACGGCCGCAACGTCACCGGCTTGCCTACATCCCGACCCTCCGGAACGCGGCAATGCTTCTCGATCCACTCGATAATCGCGGTGGATGCCGCTCTGCGCGCCATTACTCCCAGGGCTTCCGCTGCGGCTTGACCGGCTTGCGCTTCTCTCGATCGAGCGTCGACTGCTGCGATATGCGCATCCGGGTCGCGAGTGACGAGATCGCCCGGCCCTCACGCTCCTGCATCTTGAGCAGCCGGTCGTACTGCTCGACGTCGATCTCTTCGTGAGCCTCGAACTCGGCGATCAGCTGCGCCACGCGCCGCGCTGCGACGACGTGCCGGCAATACTGCGCGAGCAGTCCGTGCGTCTCGCGCGGGAACCACTCGGCCGGGAGACGGTTCACCACGCAGCGCCACTCGTGCGCCTGCTCCTCCGTCAACTCCGCTGGCGGCTCCGGTCGCTGAATGGCCGTGATCAGAGCCCCGTCCGGCATCACGACTTCCAGGGACGCCGCCGACTTTCTGCCTCGCTCGCCCACTATCGCCTACCGAAACCTTTTTTCGTGGGGGTTAGAAATTGCCGCCCGCGCGCTCCGGTCGCGCCGGCGAGGCCGTAGAGATTTCGCCCCCCCTACCCCGAGGGTCGGTTCGCCGGGTGCCGTGGGTCCAGTGGCCAGCCATCCGCGCCGATCTGCGGCGAGTAGCCGTTCCGCTCCTCGGCCTGCTTGACCGAGTTGTGATGGTGCTCGCATAGGCTCTGCAGCTCGCCCGACCAGAACTTCTCCATGTCGCCTCGGTGCGGCTCGACGTGGTCCGCTACCGTGGCAGGCGTCAGCACCCCTGCCGCCTCGCACATGCGACAGAGCGGCTCGGCCCGCAGTTGAGCGAGGCGCCTGCGCTTCCATGCCGCTGTCCCGTGGGCCCTGGTCCGTGGCATTCAATCGGCCCGATCCAGAGCGATGACCGTCTCGGACCACGTGGCGCGAAGGCCGGCTGCACTGATTGCCTGCACGGTAGCGAGATACAGCCGCCCAGCTTTCACGCCTGCGTCGTACCCGAGCGCGCCTTGGTATTTGCCATCGCTCCCGGTCACGTACGTCATACTGAGCGTCACGCTTCGTCCCTTCTCGATCGCCTGCTTAGTGCTGTTGTGATGGTGCTCGCAGAGCCCTTGCCAATTGGTTTCGTCCCAGAACAAAGCGATATCGGTGTTGTGATGCGGCTTGATGTGGTCTACGACCGTGGCCCTGATGCTCGTCAGGCCCATGGCCTCGCACATCACGCACCAGGGATGCTCGGCGAGGTAGTTGAGCCGGGCTGTGTTCCAACGTCGACCATAGAATCTTGGTGCTACTTGCGACATTGGATCAGCCAAGATTGGGGCGCAGCGCGATAAATGAACCGTGGCTGGGGCATCAGCCGGCCCACGGGCACGGGCGCGGGGCGGAATGCGGCATCAGGCCGCGCGCCGCTTGGCGATCAGCGTCTCGATCCACTCTGCGACCTGCCCGCCACCGCCGAACGCGACGAACTGCGCTTCGTAGATGCGGCCGGCGACAAACCCCGCGCCGGCAGCGAGCGATCCGCGATAGGCGCCGTTGCCGACATGGGTCAGCGTCGCCGGCACCGAGATCCCCGAGACCGCCTGTCCGGTGCGCCGATCGATGACGGACTCGAGCTCGACGAGCGCGTTCGTGATGACGTTACCGTCCTCGTCCTTGAGGTCCAGCAGCTCGGCCAGATTCGTGTTGTTGCCAACGTAGACCGTCGAGTGCGTGCTCATGCGTCCCCCGGCGATACGTGCGGTTGCCCGGTGAGCGCCGGCCGGAACCGAACGCTGCCCGTCAGATACCCGATCGCGCCCTGAATGATCAGCGTCTCGGCGGCTTGCGACGTCGCGGCCATGTCGCCGTCGATCAAGCGCGCCGCCGTGATCGTGGTCTCGGCCACCTGCGAGCTCGCGGCGAGGTCACCGCTGATCTGCCCGGCGAGGATGCCGTCGACCTGCAGCGCCGCCTCGAGCGAATCGATCTCGGCGTCGCCAATCGACCGGCGCACGCCTTCCATCGCGAGCAATGCCGCATTGGCCGCGGCCGTCAGCACGCCGCTGATCTGACCGCCGACGTCGCCCACGATCGAGAACGCCGTCGCGCCGCTCGTCATGATGACCCCGCCGGTGCGCACCCTCGCGCCAGTGATCGCGAGCGTGGTGTTTTGCTGCGCCGCTGGCAGCGAGCCGGGGATGCGTCGCGTGCCGGCGAACGTGACGCTCGCCACGCCGCTGACCGAACCCTTCGATCCGATGACACGTCGCGTCCCCGACGCAGACACCGTCGCGGCTTGCGCTTGCCGCGCAACCGTGCCCGGAATCAGCCGCGGACCCAGCA